ATATAATACTTCAAATGAGTTCCTAAGCCAAGAAATTTAGTGCCATTTAAAGCTACCCAAGAGTGCAATGCCCGACATGTACCTAAAACACTATTAGGAGTATCTTTTCTCCAACCACCTCTTTTTTCTGGTCTGCCTGCGTTAAACCTAACTAAATTAGAATCAAACCATCCGCCTTCATTGTCGTATGCTGTGCCTTCACGCATTATTCCTGGTTTAAATACAAATTTATTTAACGGCATATTAGACCTCGTGCCACTCTTTACCTTCAAACAATAAAGCTTCAGCTTCACGTCTGCGTATTAAACCTTGTTTTACTACGCCTCCTGCTTTATTCCATCTTTTTATTTGATTAGGTATATCGTGCCAATCTTTATTATTTAATCTTTGTAGAAGAGTACTTGAAGATAAATTACTAGGTCCAAGATTAAAAACCCACGACACTAAAGCATCAAACTCGTTTTGTTTAAGGTCAGAAGCGACCATGTCATTTATATAACCTTCGTATTCGTGCATTTCTTCTAACAACAATTCATCAGCTCCATCTTGTGTAATTGTGTCTCCTTCTTCTACGCCTTTAGTAGAGCCGTAACCTATAGTCCAGACTCCTGCAGCACACTTATAAGCTTCCAGCTCACACCCTTCAAACTTTTTAATTAAACCTAACCCTTCTTGTGATATTTTCATATTAGTCCTGTTTGTGAGAAGCTCCAAAATAAAACGATATAACCGCACTTGCTAATCCTCCGAGATAACCAAGCACTAAATTAATTAGAGCTTCACTGTTTTGTTCAGGTGGTTGTAAGGTTACTAAAAATATATAGCCCATAAATCCACCTACCACAGCTATACCCATTATACGGGCTGTCCAGTCTTTACTAAACTTACCTCTTGCATCTTGAATATCAGCAGTTTCCATAGCAAACACGTCAACTTCTAACTCCTTCATTTTAAGTTCAAAGTCTTGTTCAGCTTTTTTAAGTTGTAACATTTGTTCGGGTGTAGCTTCAGCTAACCCTTTTTCTATGGCTTTTGGATTATTAGGAACACCTAACACTTCTGATATCATATTAGCAGCCATGCCCCCCATTGGTCCACCAAGAGCAGTACCTAACGTTGGGGCTACAGCACCAACAATATTTTTTAATAATGCTTTCATTTTATGACACCTCCAATAAAGTGTATATTTTTAACGCTTTTGCTTTACCTTTAACTTTTATAGGTTTCAATAATTTTAACTTAAATTTAGACTTTTGTTTAGTGTTTTGACCTATAATTAAATCCTTACCTACTTCTTTAGTTGAGCTTTCGAACCTTGCTGCAGTGTTTACTGCGTCTCCTATAGCTGTATAATCAAACCTAGATTCACTGCCCATGTTACCTATAATAGCTTCGCCAGAATTTATTCCTATGCCTATAGCTACGCTAGGTAATCCTTCTTTTATGAGTTCTTTATTAAGTTCTATCATATTTTTCTGTATTTGGATAGCACATTTAATTGCTTTATCTTCGTGGTTTTTAAGCTCTATAGGTGCATTAAATATCGCCATCATTGCGTCCCCAATATATTTATCAACCATACCGTCGTATTTTTGTACTGCGTCTTGTTGTGCAGTAAGTGCCTTATTCATAATGTACGTAACTTGTTCTGGCTCTACGCTTTCACTTAGGGAAGTAAACCCTCTAACGTCGGTGAATAAATAAGTAGCGTATCTTTTTTCACCACCTAATTTTAATAGTTCTGGGTTATTCTGTAGTTTTTTAACCTGACGTGGGTCAAGATAATGTTCAAATTGCTTTTTAATTTGTTGTCTTAATTTATATTGCTCTCTAAAACGTAAATAAAAAGCAACAGAAGCAACTATAAATTCAGCTATCAAACTCCATGTTACATCTATAAGTAAACCTTTACTAATAAGCAGATATCCTATGCCCCCAGTAATAGTCATGACCACACTAGCTGTAAATACACCTAAACTTACTCCGAGTAAATGTAGAGCAAACCATATAAATAGTACACCTATAATCAAAATCAATAACTCTAAAGCTAACGCCCAATCAGGTATATACGGAGAGTTTTGTATAAGTATTGATTCTGCTAATGCTGCTTGTATTTTATGTGGTTCTAGTAATCCTACTGGAGTAGCTATCTGTGGCATTACGCCATTAGCAGTAACCCCCACAAAAACAAACCTACCGTTTACATCCATTTCTTGTAGATTAGTTTCTTCTGTTTCTACCCAACTAATCCACTTACGACCTAAACTGTCTGTTTTTACTGGTGGTATACCCCTAACCGCTATTTCTTGTACGCCGTTATCGTTAGTAGTAATAATATACGTACGAGCTCCAGTCAAACTTTTTAACACATGAGTACCAAAAGAAGGAGCCCAGCCGTCTGGTGTTTTTAATAATAGAGGAATACGCCTTACTAATTGATCTATTTCAGTAGGGGCTATAGCTACTCCTTGTGCTATATCTTTATATAAATAATAATTTTGTTTTACTCCTGTTGAATATAAACCGTTTACATCTGGACCTTTGACTACTGTGCCTGTAGTTTTAGGGTAGTTTTCATTACCATCTTCAAAAGTAGCTATAACACTAGGAGCGTAACCTAAAGACCTAGCAAAATCTTTATCGCCATTAAGTCTATCTGCTTGAGGAAAACTTATAACCCAACCTACTCCTAAAGCACCTTTACCAAGTATCTCCATTTGTATATCAGCTAATTTTTTTCTAGGTAGCGGATAACCGCCTTCACGCTCTACATCATCTTCAGTTATATTAAGTATAACAAAATTACCACTAGGCTCTTGTTGTTTTATTAAACTATCAAAAGTTTTTAATTTAAGTATTTCTGTAGGTATAGTTTGAAATAAAATAGGTAGTATTAATATAGGGAGTACAATAAGAATTAATTTTTTCATTATCCTCCTTGCGTAATAGTTATAACACTATCACTCCCTCCATTAACTTTTACTACGTTAGAAACACCATCTTGAATAAATATAACCGTATACGCATCGCTACCGTTTAAATCTAACCTGACGCTTTCATTTACCTGCCTTCGTAAACTAACTACGTTACCTGTAATCAAGGTTGTGATTTGAGTGTCTGGGTCTTTACCTAATAAAGTACCAGATATTTGAGTACTAGTAGCTTGTGCTAATTGATCTTCTTCTTCAGCTATAGCTAATGCATCTAATACGTTTAATAAATCTTCAAGGTAATTAACATCTAAAAAATTTATATCGAGTTCTGTAAATTCTAACTCATCTTCAGCTAAATAATCTTCAGCTAAATAATCAATATCAAGGTCATTAAAATCAAGTACGCTATCAGTTTGTGTATTTGTACTTTCTTCTTCTATTACTACCTCTTCTTTAGGGGGCGTAACTATAAGCATATTATCTATAAGGTCTAGTGTGAGATCTAGAATTACAGGTTTAGAAGGAGCTGACTCAAATACGCTTACTGTAGTAGCTTCGTAAGGCTTATTTAATAAAACCGTACCCATAGCCGTAACTACCTCTATTTCACCGCTAGAGAGCCCTAAGGCGTCTGGGAGTAATATTATAAGGCTACGCCCTAATTCATCTACAGTAGCCGTAAAATCTGTGCCACGTATCGCTATGTTTGCTGTTGGAGTTTTTAAACTTATGTTTTGTTTATCTATACGGTTAAAGCTACCAGTTATAAATCTAGCTGTACCTAAACCAAAAGTAAGTGCCATTTTAGCTTTACTAGGGTCGGGGTCGTAAATATATTCATCTATGATAAGTTGTGAGTGTTCAGTGAGTTTTACTGTAGAGTCATCTAAAAAAGTAATTGCCATTCTACCGTCAGTAGTAATAGCTTCATCATTACTTTGTATAGCGAATTTTAATTTCGCTTGAAGTGGTTTTTCTCTAACTATTTGTGCTGAACCGTTTAGTTCGGATATATCTCCGATATCAGCAACTTGTGCTTGTACCTTGGTCGTTTTGGATAACGCAAACAGTAGAACTAGCGTTACCGCCAATTGATATAATTTTAAGCCAGTCATTGTCTTGGGTACTCAGTTGTTGTATATTAAAAGTTCTTTGACCGCCTGTATGATCAAGCCAAAAATACCCACCAGCTGAAGCATTAACACCAGTACCTGTATAATTTACTGTGTTGTCACTACCATCTATATCCATATAGTTAGTCGCACCGTCAATATTAATATTAGAAGTAACTGTGTTGCTAGAACCTTGGATAATCCAATCTAAATTTAAGTTTGCTGCTATTGCGGTAGTACCTTGATTTAATGTGAAGGTATTACTACTGCCTGTAACTGCTATATTTTGGTCAGAACCAGCAGAACTATATGTATTAGTTGGGTCTACTTGAATAGTAAAATTATTAGTATCTCCAGTAAAATTATATAACCCTGTAAAAGTAGTAGCGTTTATATCACCTAAAAACTTATTGGTATTACCAAGCATATTAATATCAAGTGTCATAGTAGTGCCGTCTAAATCAAACGCAGTTAAAGACCCTGCAGTAGAATTTAAACCACCAATGATATTAGATATACCTAATTGTTCTAGGTCTATATTAGCCCCAGTACCTGACTGATCTACGTAAATTTCGTTATCTGCTGACTGTAACGGAAGAAAAACAACACATAACAACATGTATAAATAATTTTTCATGCTTATAGTCTACTCCTTAGTTGGTGTATTGTAAACCCAATATTTTTTATTATATCCTTGTTTTACAATTTCTAACACTCCGCCTTCTATAGCTTTCATTAAGGC